AGTTGGCTAAGATAGCGTACACATACGACTTTGAAATAGATGACCATGAAGTTTTGGACACAGTAACGGGGTACTAATGGCTGCACTTACTAAAAGACAACAAGCTACGTTAAAAAAACACTCAGTACACCATACCGCAAAACACATGACTGAAATGCGTAAAGCTATGCGGTCTGGTAAATCTTTTACTCAAGCACATAAAATAGCACAAAAAAAGATAGGAAAGTAACATGGCTAAACGAGGACTGTATTCTAACATTCAAGCCAAACGCAAGCGTATTGCTGCTGGGTCTGGAGAAAAAATGCGTAAGCCGGGAGCCAAAGGCGCTCCAACGGCAAAAGCCTTTAAGCAAGCAGCTAAGACAGCTAAAAAGCCAAGGAAAAAGTAATGGAGTACGGTGACAACGACACCCTTGCCACTGAGCAACATATTGAAGATTGGGTTATTGACAAGTGCAATACTTGGCGTGACCACTACGAATCCAACTACGCAGAGCGTAACGAAGAATACTATAGACTTTGGCGCGGCATCTGGGCATCCCAAGACTCAGACAGGAAAAGCGAAAGAAGCAGAATTATCAGCCCTGCACTACAGCAGGCTGTAGAGTCCAGTGTAGCGGAGATTGAGGAAGCTACGTTTGGTCGCGGTAAATACTTTAGTATTACTGATGACATGGACGATCAGGACAATCAGGACATTGTGTACCTGAGAACCAAACTCCACACTGACCTAGAAAAATCAAAGCTACGTCAGGCAGTAGGAGAGTGCCTTATCAATTCAGCAGTCTTTGGAACAGGGATTGGTGAGGTAGTGCTTGAGGAAGTAAAAGAGATGGCTCCCGCTACCCAACCTATCATGGGTGGTGAGTTGACAGCAGTGGGTGTTAATGTGACTGACCGTACAATGGTCAAACTGCGACCCATCCTTCCTCAAAACTTTCTCATCGACCCTGTTGCTACCAACGTAGATAATGCGCTTGGAGTTGCTGTAGATGAGTTTGTATCTAGGCATCTTGTGGAGGAACTACAGGAGTCTGGAGTGTACGCTGATGTGTACGTAGGTAACGCTCCAAGAGACTACGAGCTAGAGCCTGACCAAGAGCTATCCAGCTTTGATGACGATAAAGTACGTCTAACAAAATACTACGGTAAAGTACCTCGCCACCTGCTAATGAAGTCTGAAAAAGAACTGATGATGCAGGACGATGAGGACATAGCTGAGATAGAAACACTTGTTGAGGATGAGGATGACGAGACAACTGAAAGTTTCTACGTAGAAGCAATCATTGTTATTGCCAACGGTGGCATACTCCTGAAAGCTGAAGAAAACCCCTACATGATGGGTGACCGCCCTATCGTAGCATTCCCTTGGGATGTTGTGCCGGGAAGGTTCTGGGGTCGCGGTGTTTGTGAGAAAGGTTACAACAGCCAAAAGGCTCTTGATACAGAGCTACGCGCACGTATTGATGCCCTATCCCTTACTGTACACCCAATGCTCGCTATGGACGCTACACGGCTTCCTAGAGGCTCTAGGCCAGAGGTACGCCCCGGCAAGATTGTCCTAACCAACGGTGACCCACGACAAGTCCTACAACCGTTTAACTTTGGTCAAGTTAGTCAGATTACATTTGAGCAAGCCAATGCGTTACAAAGAATGGTACAGATGTCTACAGGAGCGATTGACTCTGCTGGCATTCCCGGAAGCATCAACGGCGAAGCTACTGCTGCTGGAATTAGCATGTCTCTTGGTGCTATTATTAAGCGTCACAAACGCACACTAATAAACTTCCAAGATTGTTTTCTAATACCGTTTGTTAAGAAAGCTGCGTGTCGTTATATGCAGTTTGACCCTGAGAACTACCCTGTTGCTGACTACAAGTTTGATGCTACTTCCACACTGGGCATTATTGCGCGTGAGTACGAAGTCACACAGCTTGTACAGCTACTGCAAACAATGTCACAGGACTCACCTCTGTACAACACACTTATAGAGTCCATCATTGACAACATGAACCTGTCAAACCGTGAGGAACTGACTGCTAGGCTACAGGAAGCAGCACAGCAATCACAGCCTACTCCAGAGCAACAACAGTTGGCACAGGCTGCACAACAGGCACAACTTGCCTTCCAGCAGTCTCAGACAGCAGCGTTGAATGGACAAGCTACTGAGTCACAAGCCAGAGCGCAGAAGATGGCTGTAGAAACTCAGTTGGCACCGCAGGAGCTAGAGATTGACAGGATCAAGGCTATCACAACCAACCTACAGGCAGGCGACCAAGACGATAAGGAGTTTGAACGTAGGCTGAAGATGGCACAAACCATGCTGAAAGAGAAAGAGATTGATCTCAAGATTGGACAGCAGCAACGGCAAGGACAGTAACATGGTAATAACCTCCGTACAATTTCAAAACGCTATTGACCAAATCAACGCTAAGTTTGCAGAACTTGAAAACAAGATTAAGGAACTAGAAGCTAAGAATGAAGCGAAAAGGCCAGCGCAGACGCGCAAGACTAAACAAGAGGCCGCCTGATGGCGAAACCAAGGAAAGGAAAAGCGAAAGTAAAGATAACTTCTAGGGGAAGGAGAGTCTCCTATGGGCAGGCTGGCCCAGCAAAAGGCGGTGGCCCTAGAGTCAAGCCGGGAACCAGCAAAGGAGACAGCTACTGCGCTAGAAGTTTAGGTATTAAAAAACGACTGCCTAAGTCTAAACAGAATGACCCTAACACTCCAAACAACTTATCACGTAAGCGTTGGAAGTGTTCAGGAGCTAAGTCAAGAAAAAAATAAGGACTAATCACGATGGAATCTGAGTTTATAACTATACATGATGACCCTGAAACAAGTGCTTTACGACTTAACTCAGAGACAATTTCTTACTTAGGAGGTTCCCTCGTTGAAGCACAAGATCCTGACATACAGCTAGGGATTCTGGAGATGATTAAACAGCATTCTGCTTTTGTAATAGAAACTAGCACAAAAATAGTAAACAGAAAGTCCGGCAAGTTACGGGCGGTATAACAAGGAAAAACGATGTCTGAAAATTCAATAAGAGTACCACAGTGGGCGTTACCTATAGCCGCTGCTGCCGTAAGCCTTGCAGTT